CCGCATCACGCGCCGCATCCAACGCCATCTTCTGCTTCTTGACGTTGACTTCTTCCCCACGAAGCTCAAGCTCCTTCATCTGCATCTGCATCACCGGGTCTTGTGCCTGCTGCTGTGCCTGCTGCTGTGCGGCTTTTGCTTTGTTCTGCTGCAACACTGCCTGCGCAGCCTGTGCCAACAACCCAGACAGGGCGACCTCGATCTGTGGAGGAAGCTTCTCATCTTCGGGCGGCAGCGGCATCCCGAGTTGTTGCTCGATCTGCTGGCGCATCATGTATCCTGCGTGCTCTGCAATGTGCGCTGTGGTAGCCGCGATGATGGCCGGCCCACGGGGGTTCTGCCCGATGAACTGCTGCATCAGGGGGTCTTGCATAAGCATCATGGCAACTGCAACGTGCGCCTGATGATCCTGATGGATAAACGCCTTGACCGGCTTGCCCTTGAGTAGGTTCTGATTCTCCTGCACCGGGTCTATGGGCTTCATGTCGTCTTCCAGCGGAACCAGCTTGTCCGGGTGCTTGATGCCCAGCACCTCCAGCATGTTGCGGTGCAACTGTGGCAGGTTATAAATGTCCGGGGCCATCTGCGCCAACTGGATGACGGCCTGATACTGTACAACCCGCTGGCTCATGGTGGCTGCATTCGGATCACTGACTGGAATGATGTCTACGAAGCTGTAATCTTCCCTACGCGCACGCTGCTTGTTATTCTCATCCGGGTCGTAGTCATAGTCGGCATCGGTGTAATCCCGCATGATCCCAGCCAAAAGCTGCAATTCTTGCTTAAAAGCGTAGTGCAACCGGGCTTGAACGGCAGTCATCACCTTCAATTGGCGTTCAAGCAGCGCCAAGGTGGTTCCCACCGGGGCTTGGGCCGACATATCAGACACTTTCATGTCCGCAGTGGCCGCAAACCGCCTACCTTCTTCAACAATTGTCCCCAGAAGCCCCGCCAGCACCTGACTTGGCTCTTTATATGGCAGCGGGAGGATGTTGTCGCGCATCGTGCCCGAACCAACGTCCACATCGCGCCATTCGCCCGGGGAAATGGGCGTGTCATCCCCCTTTATCCGCAAACCACGGGATTTCAAGCCCCCCGGAAGATTCGACAGGGTGCCTGCGTCAACAAGTTGGCGCATGATGCTGGTTGCGGACTTGGCAAACCCGCCGATGAGGTGGAAAAGGCCAAAACCGTAGGCTCCGAAGCCGGGAATGTACTGGTAATGCACAAAATGCTGGCGTTTCAGCCGCAGTTCATCATCCTCCAACCAATTTCTGCGGATCGACAACACCTCATTCGACCCTTGGATCAGGGTGACAACGTAGGGAAGCATGATTCCCGTGTCTTCTTCACCGTCCTTATCCTCAAACCCGGCCAGATTCAAGTCAACATGGCACTCCAGCAACGTATAGCGCTCATCGTTAATGTCACTGAACCCGGTTTCTTTGTCCTTGGCCTTCTTGATGTCGTCAATCTTCTTCGTCGGGTCAGGCAGCGTTATTTCCCGGTAAAACCCCGCCTTCTGCAGCTTGATAATCTCGTTCTCCGTCTTGCGCATGACGTGCGTGAGGCGGTAGCAGGTGTCCATGTCCGTGGCACCGTAGGGCAGGAGCATGTCTTCTGCCGGTATGAACACCGAGACCTGCCGCCCAAGGCTAGGGTCGTAATACACCTTCTTGAATGCCGACCCTGCAGCAGGCAAACTCCACAACATCCGCTCATGCTCAGGCCGGAACTCCCGCATTACCTCGGTCAACTCGTAGTTCATGTCATTCTCGACACGCGCAGCCGCCTGCTTTTTCTCCGGGGTTTCCTTGCCAATGATCTTCGTCCGCACCGGCCCCTGTGCAGGGAACTCTTCCGTGATGGTCTCGGACTGAAAACGGACAACTGCCTCCGTTATCATGGGGTGGAACACTCCACAGGCACCGTTCCACGGCTCCGTGCGCTCCTCATACTGTAGCCCCAGCAGTTTCAAACCGTCCTTATACGTCTTCTCCCACTCTTTTCTGCTGTCCTTGTCGTTGTCAATGGCTCCTGCCAAGTCACTCGCCATTGTCTCCAGCGCACTGGCGTCCATCTCCTCGGCCAAGTTAGCGTTGAAGTCGTCCGCGACTTTCACTTCAACAGCAACCTCCACTTCCGCCTCCGGGTCGATCACCTCAATCTCAATGGGCGCTTCTTCCTCTGCCAAGGAGTCAATCCCTGTGGGTGCCTGATACAGTGCTTTGTCGATATTCGTTGCCATAATTTATCTACGCTTTAGCGTAGCCTTGTTAGTTTTTGGGTTGTACACGAACTGTGCCGGGGACTTGTTCGCGGCTTTGGCGGCTCTGTCTTTGGCACGCTCTGCCGCAGTCATATTATTACGCGCCTGCCCTTCAGGTGTCAGCTTTTCGCTGTCGGGGTACATCTGCCCCCGCTGGCGCAGTACTGCTATGGCCCCTTCACGAGAGCCGACTTGTGCAGTAAGGCGGTCAATAAGTTGGCCGCGACCCATGAACTTTTGTGTTTCCATTAGTAATAAGCCGCAGTCCTGCTACGGCGGAAAATGGTGTCTTCTTTCTCGTCGGTGTCCAGCGTGATGAACCCGCCCTGCCGGTATCGTAACAACGCTTGGGTGCAGTTATGCACCAAAATCCCGTCAGCGTAGAAACAATGCGCGTCTTCTACCGTTATGTCAAACACTTTTTGCGTGGTGTGCGTGTTCTGTACGGCTAGTACCACGTCTGAATTTTGACTCAGCACTCTGGCACTTAGTGCTACAGAACTTTTTTCTAACACTCTTCCCAATAGTCTCCGCACCACACCAGACACACGTACACGAAACATCAGCCAAACCGAACTCACGTACCTTTGCTCGTGCCGCAGCCAAGGATGCCACTGCATTTTTCTTATGCCACGCAATACCTTCTGGAGAGCTATGCCAAGCGGATGCTTTGTATCGTATGCCCTCCAAGTGGGTACGCTGCTTTTCCGACTTCCCACGCAAAATCCTGTCGGGTTTGTGCTGCTCCCTGTGCTGTTGTGCGCTGACACTCTCAAGGTTATGGATTGCGTTGTTACTTGTGTCGCCATCGACGTGGTGTATATGGTGTCCCTCCGGGATAGGGCCGTTATGAAACGCCCACACGTCACGATGCAGTCTCGCGCCTGCCCGACCAAAGTATGTACGATGTGGGTAGCTTTTGCTGTCCGGATACCTACGGTACTTTTTACCGTTGAAAATAACTTGTTCGACTCGCATTTTTGTGCCTCGTGTTGATACAAGCACACAGTGTCCCACAAAGGCCGCAGCTTGTCAACACGTATCCACCCACGTTGTGTGTGCACCAAATGGTCTGCCGTAGCAAGTAGCTGTGTACCATCAGCACACACAGCAAATACCTCCTTCACCCCCGTATACATGCTACGGGAGACACACCGAGGGCCAACGGGGGTGGCAACAATATCACCAACAACAATACTATCAAGCCGCTTACTATAGCCATCCCCCATCCGAACTTGTGTGCTTCCAACAAGGCAGGTGTCTACATAATCGTCGTTCTCGCCAACCGGGAATGCCGCAATTTCCTCGATCACCTCCCGCGCCCAGCGCGTATCCGGTGCCCACACCTTACCAGAGGTAAACAAGTCAGCTACCGCGCTTACCCGCACCATTTTGTCGTTGCCCCGACTTGGGCTGAACTCCTGCACCGGGATGCCGGTAGCCCGAAGCTCCTGAATCAGCGGAGCGCCAGCAGCTTTCTTTTCCACCAGTATGGTGTCAGGCTCCCATTCCTTCCAATGCTTGAACGCGACGCGCTTCAACTCGGGAAAGTCCATCCGATCCTTGAATGCGTCCAACAGAATAATCTGTGGGGAGTTGTCCTCCTCCTCGTTGTACCAGACGCCCCATGTCGTACAGGCAGAATAGTCAGCCGTATTCGTCGTTTCAAACGCCGTGTCCCAAGACTGAAGTATGTACTCACATTTCGGCGGATCGTCGTGGGGCCACACTCTCCAGTGCTTACGTGCGATGAGCGCGGACGTGTCTGATGTCGGCTGCTGCATGAACTGCGCGTTCCAATATCTCGGCTCCAAGCTGGCCTTGGTTGACTCCAACAACTCAATGGGCCACTGCTCGGGCCAAAGCGCTTTGCCGCTGGGCAGAATCGCCGGAAGCTCCACCACCTCCCACGGCACCGACTGTGGGTTTTTCATCTGGTACGTTATCAGCCTCCCGGTCAGGTCGAGCAGCGACCACCTTGTCATCACTACGATGATGGCCCCGTTTGGCATCAAGCGCTGCAATGGCCCTGTCTGGAACCACGACCACGCTGTGTCGAACGCAAGGCGGCTGTTTGCCTTCACGTCCTGCTCCGAGTGTGGGTCATCAATGACGAATAAGTCAGCGCCCCGTCCGGCCAGAGCGCCCCCAACACCAGCGGCGTAATACTGACCGCCCGTTGAGGTACTCCACTTGCCTGCGGCCTTCTGATCTTGGGCGACCAGCGTGTGGGGGAACACCTCCCGATACTCCTCTGAGTCGATCAGGTTGCGCACCCTACGCCCGTAATCTTCTGACAGACCCGCTGTGTGGGTTGCCATGATGATCTTCTTGTCGGGATACCGGCCAAGAAAATAGGCCGGGAACAGGTAGCTAGCAAACTCCGACTTACCGTGTCTGGGGGCAATATTGATGATGACCCGTTTCTTGCGGCCCTCGATCACATCCGTGAAAATCTTCGCCAGCTTCCTGTGATGTGGCCCGATCTTGAACCCGGGATAGACCGACTGTGCAAACCCAAGGGGCGACAGCTTCGCTGCCTGCAGCCGAGCGCGGTTCTCTCGCACCTCCAAGTCGGACAGCAACTCCTCCTTCTCCTGCGCGGTCATCGTAGGAAGCGCCCGTTGAAGCGCTTCAAGCTCCAGCCGGGTCAAGGATGTGAGTTCAGTTAGCTGCATTGGGGAGCGCTGGAACTTCTTCCGTTTCGTCCTGAACGTCCACTACGTCGATGACGCCCATGAACTTGTTGAGCTTCTCTTTAATCCGAATTTCAAGCTCGTCGTCAGTCAGGGTGTTCTTCTTGACCTCAATACGTTCCGTGAAAAGCGCTACCTCAGTTACTTTGCCCAGAAGCTCAAGGGCACGCAACCGGATCGACCCTACGGGGTTCTTTGTCTCCTCAAGGATTTGCGCAACGGCATAGCCCCGAAGCTCCTTGGCCCGTTCGACAAACTCCCAATCGTATGTGGACAACATCCCGACAAGATGCTGCACTGCGGCAGGAGTCTTTAAGTTAGCGAGCGCTAACTTGGTGTCGTGTGGTGCTTGATTGGTCGCAATGGTTGCAAAGGCTTTACGTGCAGCGGTTGTCTGGACTTCGTCCTCGACTTTACTGTCCAACCCGAGTTCTGCAAGCCAATCGGCTGTGCGTGCCTTAGCGTCGATGATGTCCGAAACGTGCGCTTTCTCAAGCTTCTGTATCAGCTTCGGTTCGTTGGCTACGACTTCAGGATGGTACTCACCCTCAATCAGGTGTTCAAACATGGTGTGAAAAGCGCCCCTTGTTTAATGCGTGGTGCGAGTATATACTTCGTTTGGCAGCGCCGCAAGGTGTTGTGCTTCTCCTCCCTAGGGGCCACCCCCCTTTGAGTCCCGGTCAGAAATGGTCGGGCTTTTTTTTTGGAAAATTTTTTAGGGGGGTCTTATTTTTGGAAGGGGGGTGGGTGTGAAATCTGGAAAAAGTGGGAACTGCAAAAAAATTGGGAATTGCAAAAAAATTGGGAATTGCAAAAAAATTGGGCTATGCGGGTTGAGAACAGTGTTCGTACGGCAACGCATCATCACGGTCGATTAGGGGGCCTGCCCCCACGGTGGGGGTCAAGTATCGCCTAGAGAGGGGCTTCTAGGCACTTAGCTGGGAGAGCTACTACCCCTCGTGGTATAATAGAGGCATCGGTTAGAGAGAGTCTACCCGGTACTACACGGCATGGGTCAGCAATGCCGGGTAGAAACCTACCCCGCTGATCGGAGAGACATTATGAAAACAGCTACCAAGACAATCGGCATACACCAGTTCGGCATCGTCATCGGAACCGCTGACCGCACCAGCTATACAGACACAGCTCCGTTTCGGGCTGAGTACATGACAGGCGACACGGCGTTGCGGGCAGCCATGAAGGAGCAGTTCATCGTGGGATACCTGATGGGCAACCTGAGTGTGGACGAAGCCAAGGCCAAGGCGGTCTTTGCCAAGGGGCGCGCGGGGTCGGTCGCTAATGCGGCGGCCTTTGGACGTGGACGGAGCCAGTTCACCTACCACATCATCACGGTCAAGGCAGGTGGCAATGCCAAGGTCGAGCCAAAGGCTATCACCAAGGCCCAGAAAGCCATCGCCAAGGAGTTTGCTGCGGAGTTTGCTGGGGATACCCTTGCCGAGCAGGTTCGTGCCGCTATCGCCGCTTTGAAGGCGCTGCTCTGAGCCGGGTAGGTTTCTACCCCAAGACGAAGCGCCGGGGCAGCAATGCTTCGGCG